CTCCTATCAACAAATTATACCATAAAAAAAAGCCCTCGTCTAGAGAGCCTTAATATTAAACAGCAGCAACTTCAGTATAGATAGCCTTATTCGGAGCTTTCAATGAGCCGGCAACATACGCACGACTTTCGATTACCTGAGAGTTGGTGTTGATTACGAATGATGACAATGTTTCGATACCTGAACCAGAGAAACCGATCAAGTATGAGTCTGTGTCAACGATAACGATTGGGTTGTTTTCAGGTAGACGAGTCGTACGAACCAACTTACCACCCAAGTCCAAGTTTCCAGTGAACATTGCAACAGACCATGCGTCACCAGTAAGAGCCAACTTAGCCCATGCGTTTGGTGAGATGAATACTGTTGGGTTATCAGCGTCAAGTGAGGCAATGTCTTCAATCAAACGTTCTTTCAAAGCTTGACCATCGTAATCGTTTGCCAATTCTGTTTTGATAGCCAACGAGTCACCAATGATAGGACGAATAGCAGTAAAGTCTGTACCATCTTCGTTCTTAACACCACCAACCAAAATAGCTTGTGAGATACGTTGCAATACATACTTAGGTAATTCTTCAAGTACGTAAGACACCAATGCCCCACCCTTTAAGTAAGTCATGTGGTCTAAGCGTTGCAACTTATAAATAGCCTTAGGGAAGATATCACGTGATTGCAAAGCCAATGTTTGGACTTTCTTTTCAGCGTTAATTGTATGTCCCCATGCGCCGTCAGCATTTTCATTAGGGTCGATAATTAATGAGCCGGGTTCGATATTGAATACTGGTGAGAATTGTGAGAAAACACGGTCGGTACGCAATGTGTCTTCAATTGCACCAATAATCTTCTTTGGTAAAATATCGTCTTCATTAACGTCCTGTGTGATGGCTTGTTCTGAACGTTCTGAAACAATATCCTTCCACTTGCGACCAAATTCCTGAACGTTTCCTTGTGTTTCAATAGCTAATTTGGCGTACAATTCAACCGCCTTAGATGTGCTTAAAAATTCAATTCCCATATTATAGGTCTCCTTTATTTTTCATGATACGTTTATTATATCATAGTGTTATTAATAGTGCAAGCGGTCAAATGCCATTTCTTCTTTTAATGACAAGCTACGACGATCAACGGCTGGCATGAATGACTCTAACATAGCAACCTTGTCTTTCAAAGATTGTACTTCGGCGTCCTTATCATCAGCCGGTGCTTTATCGTCCTCTGGCTTATTATCTTTTGGTTTAGCGTCATCAAATTCCTTCTTCAAATAAGCGATGGCGTCTAGTACGTCTTGTAATGTTGGGGCTTCTTTATCATCAGCCGGTTGTGTCTTAGGTTCTTCATCCATATTATCGTCCTCTTCTTTCTCAATTGCTTGCTTAACAATTTCTGCGGTAGCTTTTGCGTCTGCTGGTACAGATGTTAGTGACATTTCTAACAAGTCAATACTATCAATGTTACCATCAGCGTCAATATTATCAACACCAAAACCAATAGAAACATAGGTTGTCCCACCTTCAACACCTTGTATCCATGTTTCACGGTCTTCAAAACTGTCATACAATGTTGCTGTATAATGTAAACCTTCCGTATCTACATTAGTCATGGTTACTTGTCCAACTGATGGTTTATCCCAGTTATGAGCTAATAAAAGCGGGACAACCTTACCCACAACACTTTTACCAGCGTCTTCTGTTACTCTGATACCAGAACGTGTCATAGTTAAAGAATTAGCTATACCCTGCAAAGTAACTTTGGTATCTTCTTTTGACATAGTGACTTCTGTGTTAAGTTTCGCTATCTTCATTCGTAGTGTCTCCTGTCTGTAGTTTTTGGTTAAGCTCATCATCATTCAAAGCAACGGCGTTCTTATTACTCCAAATAATCTGTCCGTAACCGCCCTCAAATGGCTTTAATCCTAGTTTAGCACGAACGTCATCAGATTGCAAGTATCCATTATAAATACCCTCTTTTGCCATTTGTGTAAAGCTTTCTAATGTGGCGAATTGCATAAGGTCTAATATAATTGATATATGCGCACCATTGGTATAAGCTTGATAATCTAATAATTCAAAGTTTAACAATTCTTCTAATGCGCCGATGAGTGGTTGAAGATGTTTGGCGTAGAATGCTCGATAATCCTCTTCCGTATATTCTCCCGATAACATCTTAGGTGACAAATGTAAATGTTCATAAATCAAAGTCTTCAAATCAGATAAGGCAACCCCATCAGGTTCAGTAACGTTGGCATGATCTTTACTACTCTCATTCTCAAACGTAAAGAACTTACCGTGTTTTTGAATTTGATTATCAGCTGTTTGGAGTCGGTTATCCATTGTTTGTTGTGCTTGTGGAGTATTAGGGTCTTGTTCGCCCTTCCCAGCCTTTAATCTACTTTGTATTTCGATAACTGATGTGGTGTGTCGAGTGCTTAATGTATGAATGAGCTTTGTATATTCTTCGGTTAGTCGACTAGGTAATTCCAGCTTCAAATGTTTGTAATCATATTTTTTATAACCAAACTCTGCGTTACGTGACATATAAATCTTTGAAACTTGCTTGGCGTCTTGTGGTTTAACGATTTTATAATATACATACCCTCGCTTTAATATAGAGTATGCAAATTCAAATAACATCTCATTAGCCGTTACATCATCATTAGGCTTCAAGTTCAAAAGATAATCTAATTTCTGTGTATTAGGTGTGTTATCAAATACGAACTTAACCTTTGTAAACTCAACTGCAATAAACTCTGCTACGTTATTAAATATATCAAAGTCCATCATATTTGGGTCTAAAAAGATTGAGTTTGTTAAGTTGTTAGTCATAGGCACAACATAATCAGGTGTGCTATTTATTCTCGTGTTAATATCATCAAATTGTGACATATAGTTTTCTCCTTACCATGCTATACCAGTATCTTCGTCTTGTAATTCCCAAACATAATAAGCTTGAATAGTAGCAAGAACTGGATCAATTTTATCAACTGCTTTTTGTTTGTTAGGGTAAATATTATTGTTTGCGTCTATCTTAACACGTAGATTATTCAAAGCCCACAGTAATAAATCATCGTCACTTTGGAAATCACCACCGGCTATTCGGGCTTTAACGGTCTTAAGTGGCTGTGATAAACTCATAACGTTCTGCCTAATCTTAGTATACATACCATCGCCATAATCCTGAGTAACTCTGCGCTGATAGGCTTTACTAAAGAATGCGTCTCCACCGAAACCAATTGGCATTAATCTATTCTCTTGAATGTAATTGTCTAACCACTCGTAAACCTCATCTTGATCTATTGCAGAACCTTTTGTTAGGATAAGTGAACCCTCATTTATTAAACGAACATACATAAGCCGTTGTGCCTTACTGGTTTTGTTCTCGAATGTGTTTTCCGGTAAGAATGCAAAGTTACGTGTTCTAAGTTTGTTCTCATTACGCCACATGATTGAAATAGCCGTCAAATCTTCAACCTCAGAGAAGTCACTACCGATTGTTACCTCATTACCCCACTCAACGTCTTGTATTTCTCGAGTTGCTTCAAGTTCGTCAGTCGTAAATAGTGCATTGAATGATGACTGTGGGATATTAAAACTCTTAGCTAATATCTCGGCTTGTGCGACTGGATTACCTTGTGTTTTAGCTAACATATCCTTGATAATCTGAGGGTCTGATATATTACGAACAAATGGCATTGCTTTCTCGTATAAATCAGGATTAGTTACTTCTTCCACATCGTCCATCTTATAAATCATAGGAAACGTAGACCAATCTTCAATCTCACCGGCTAGTATTTTTTCCCACCGCTTATAATAATCATCAAAGACACTATCTCTAACTTGTCCGTTGGTTGATATGTAAACTGTGGTAAAACCTGTATTCTTTCGTTTAGGGGCAGAAGACTTGCGAACGTTTTCGATTACGTTTACATGATAACTATGGAACTCATCGAATATTGCTAGACGAACGTTGGTGCCGTCAAGTGTATTATTATCCATTGCTCGTATTTCTATTTGTGAGTTGGTTGGAGCATATTTGATTTTACCTAAGATTGGTTTGAGTAGTTCATGTTTTTTTAAATCACCCAACACACTACGTTCGTCACCAGCCATTTCACTAGCCGTTCGGAAGGTTTCGTGTGATTGCTTGATTGAGTTTGATAGTACGATGACATCATTACCTTTATAAGAACCAACCATCATAACAGCGAGGGAAAGTGCAGCCATAAATGTAGACTTACCAGAACCAGCGCCAATAACCAAACCAATATCGTTAATTATCTGCCGGTGAGTATCAGGATCAACAAAACCGAACAACTCTAACCAAAACTTTTGCTCAACTTGAAGTCTCATGGGGTGGCTTTCTTCATCGTCACCTTTTTGCAAGTATATGAAACCCTCGATAAACGATATTAAGGCATTTGGATAAGTATCATCATATTCAAATTTGTTTAGGTATTGTGGTATTCGGTCAAGAGCTTGTTTAGCCTCAATAGACATAGGTTTTCCGTCTCTAACAAGTTTTAAATATTCATAATACCATTTCATCTATTACCCTCCTTGTCATTAATATGCTAA